ATAAGTAACACCTACTAAAAATACTATTGGTTGGTCTACAGTGATAGATAATGTCGTATTACTTACTATCCTTCCACCCTGTCCCCATTGAGGAACATTATGTTGAAGATAAACTACATCACCAATTTGACAGGTAATAGCATCTATTGCTGCTTTCCAACTCATAACACGAACAATAAATTGATTCTGTAAAAGTCTCAACATTGCAAGTCTGTATGCTTCAGAAGGTTTAGTAACCCCTTGAAGATTCATAGAAATTTTGTTACTAGCATTAGCAATGTTACTATTAATTACCGTAAACTTATCACGAGTATAATCTTTTTCTTCGTTAATAAAGTCAACTTCTATTTCACTTGCACGTTCAGCAGTGGTTAAAAAAGATTCACTAAAACTATCAACTTCAATATTCCCTATGCTGAATAGTTGTGTTGGAGAAGCTGGTTTATCAATAAACACACTTATGGTAGTTCCTTCCCAAAGAAGCATAGCTCTACCAACTGTACAAACAACTAAAGCTGCTTCCCACATAGTGGTTTCAGAATCAAACACACCATTGAAAGTACACCTCTTTTCTGTCCCACCTTTACCATCATTTACTAACCCATCACAGTAATCAGCCCACTCTTTAAACTTAACATAATCAAGTCGTGCTGGGTCTATACCATCATAACGTTCAATGGTAAAACCTTCTGGTGCTTCTGGCATAACAATAGCATATACATAAGTAACCTCTACGCCACTAGGAACACTAATTATTACATCGTCAGAAGTTCTACCAGCGTCTAGTGTATGTATAGCAGTATAACTTCCAGTAATACTAATAGGAGTAGTTCCACTACCTAAGTAAACATCAAAACCAGAACCATATGTTATAGCTGCAATAGTTAATTTAATATCTCCTGATTGCCCAACTAAACCATCAACGTAAGTCATTGTTTTAGCTGTTATCTGTGTGCCATCAATACTGCCAACATTACCACCAATTAAGACAAATGGAGTTTCAAAAGTTATAGCCTTATTTCTAAGTATGTCTTCTGAATTACCACTACCTGATAGTACGGGTTGGGTAAGAACGTCATAACATACCCAAGCAGGATTATTCGAGTATTGTAATTCCCAACTTGTTCCATTATAAGTATTAATGATAGCAGCGTCAACCATCATGCTGAAACGAAAACTACCACTAAGTTGATCTGTGGCAAGTGCTCTAATACTAGCTAATGTGTGACGTGGATAAGTAAAATTATCATTCTGTATTTCATTTACTTTACCAAGTTGTATTAAATCTCCATATCTTGTGTCTTCTCTATCAGCAGTTACTTTTGTTATTTTAATATCATATTGGAAACCAGTAGCTACAATATAACTACCTACTTTAAGCATATGTCTAAAAGGTTTAGTTTTATTACCAATAAGAGTTACTGGTGTTAAACTATAATCATTAAAATCTAGAAACGCAACTAATTCAGAAGGCCCATCTATCCAATGCCATATTGTATTGATAAAAACACCAACATAAGGTTGCCAGAGGTAATGTTCACCTTCATGATGGGCATCAATATCTCCTGTGCCGATAAAATGCGAGATAAATTTAGTAACACCATCATTCGTATACCAAGTACCAGCTGCCCAATGTGGTTCAAAAGATACTGGAAATAATTGCGACAATGAGTTACTAAGATTAGACCATGGCTTATTAAGTTTGACACTAATTGGTCTAATAGTACCAGTAAAACTAGCGCCAAGAAAAGCTATATCTGTCACGGTTCCAGCTGCTACTATATCTTCTGAATATGTATCAACAACTGATTGAATTGTACCTAATCCAGTATCACCTACAGTAGCTCTAACTGTACCAGCACTAGAAGAAACTATTTCAAAACTAGAAGTGTAATTATCTCCAATAGTTACACCTGCTGCTACACTAATAGCGGTACTGGCTGCTGTTGCTGTAAATGTACCATCAAGGTTATCTACCCAACCTGCACCAACTACAACTGTACCTGTCCATAATTCTGGCCCAGGATCAACTTTCCTATACTGTGCTAATACTTCGACACTATTAACAGATAAACCACCATTATCATTGGCATACCAAATACCTTGTGGCGCGACTATTTCAACCTCAAAAGCATCAAAATCATTTCCAACAGTTCTATACACAACAGGGTCGTCAGATGATACAATAGAACCAACATTGTATTCTATTTTTGTGTCGTCAAAGTTAGGAATTACTGGTTGATTAAGATAACCGAGTCTTGTTTCTACGGTAACTCCTTGATAATTTTCAATAGGTTGGTCATTAACTCTAAAATCATACATACGTTTAAATGGACCAAGTCCATAAGAAATAAGCGCATTTATATATTGTATTGAATCACCGTTGAATATTGTGTTAATTAAAAACAAATCACCATAACTAACAGAAGACTCAATATAAGAAGCAATAATGTTACCGGTATTTATTCTATGTCTACCATACCATCTGGAAAGACCTATTCCTTGTTGTTGAGTAAGTTGTGGATTCCAACCATAAGCAGCACTGGTATCTCGTTCTCCTGGCCCATCTGGTTGTATAGGTGGCACAAGTGTATTTATCAAAACACCACCGATAGCCATAAAAGCAGCTGTGAAGCCAGCAGCAGCTATTGCGCTACCACCAAAGTAAGCCTTAGCAAGTGCGCCACCAGCCCATTGTGCGACAACAGCAACGACAATCATCATTACTACCCGCAAAACTTGCTTCCCATTATCACTACCATGGATATAAGGCATTATGACAATTTCGTCACCTTTACCAGGGAAAGTAAAGTTAAATTCTTCAACTGGAATCACAACACCATTAATACTAACAATGACATCTAACCCCAAAGGCGCATGGTCAATAATTATCTGAGCAATAGAAGGCCGATGATATTCGAGAACCATAGTCTCTTTATCTGCCCTATTGAATGGATTTTTAACAACAACAAGTTTTAATGAATCCATTTGTAATAACCCTCTATTTTTCTTATCCAAGTAGGATGATGTAACTTTTCAATAGTAACATGAGTACCTTCGAGTATATGAATAAAAGATAAATAATTATCTATTACTATCCCTATGTGGCTGACAAAATCACTAACTATTTTAAAAGTAACTATGCTTAGTTTCTCTGGTTTACTTATCTTTACACAATTCTCAACTAACTTAGCATTTGTTATTGTCTCAGCAACTGATCGGAAGTTACCTTTGTAAGTTTGAAAATCCATCATATTGATACCATTACGTTGTAACACTTCAATAGCTAATCCCAGACAATCATATTCATCTGGGCCACGTCCATGATACTTGAATTTCTTACCAATCAAGTCATTATACAAGACGTACTCCTATCCTGTTTAAACCAGGATAACCACCGAATCTAGGTGTATTACTTTTTGCTGTACAAGCAGTAAATGTTCTATCACAAGTTAAATCCGCTCCACCATAAGCACACTCAACTGATAAGAATTGCCAATTACAGTGCATGGCAATAAATCTATGAAGAGGGAACCTACGCCGCAAAGGATTTGGTGCTCCTAGAACAAACACAATACTTTCAGATGTAGCAGAACTACTCATTATATCAAAGTCTAACTCAAGTTCAGTATAACTTTCAGTTAGATTATCCATATTGATAACTCTAACTTTAACTGTAGCAGCTAATGCTCCGTCATAAGCTTCCAAGTAACTTTGAAAAACTCGATGTATATTAGATATAGTTAAACTAATACTTGGAATTTCTCCAGTGCCATCTTGGGTATAAATATCAAGCTCAAAAGGAACAGCAGTGTATAGTTGAGTATTAAATGTGATATCTTCGTTATTTCTAACAAGAAAATATTGATCACTGTTAGGCATAACTATATCAAGAGTGACTAACCAAGGAGCTTGGCCGTCAAGTTTATTCTTTTCTAGAATCAAATTTGCAGGAAGATTTATCATTGTTCCATAAGCTCCAAAGTTTCAAATTGAAACCAGCCCGGGACTGAATTAACATATGCAGGTGCTTTGTCGTAAAATACTGTATGTACAATTGCTTCCAAATCTGTCCAATTAAATGACGTATGAAGGCCAACTGTATCAAAATGGGCAATTATCAAATCACGATCAGCAGTACTCAACAAGTCATAACTAATATCAAACTTCTTTCTTTCCCTAGTGAATTTCTTGCGTCTGTGTTGGTAACCAGCTTCCATATCAGAGGAAAGTAAATTCTCTTCTGGCATAACTTTGACTGTCTTTGGTCTACGATTAAGTGTAGGGAAAGCCATTATCTGACTCCTTTAAAAGCACTTCTTAGAGGGCCACCACGTTCAATATCGGTAAGTACAGTTTCTACTATGTATCGTCTGCCATCAAATCTAGCACCAGTTTGCTTAGCATTTACTTCTTGCGATGTTTTGTTGATTACATTAACAACAACATCAAACTTTGGCATAGTAAGACCACCATGCGGAATGACTGTTTCTGGTCTTTTCTCAGCGAATGAATATGTCTCACCTGAACGCTGTCCTATACCAAATACTGGTTCATTAATGGTACCACCAGAAGCATACTGACGATCTGCACCAGCAAGTTTGCCTGAGTCTGGTACATAATTACTATTGCCAAGATAAGCCGAAGCAACATCACCAAAGAAATCAGCTACTGTCTTCATCGTGCTCTGCTCTAGAATACCTTGAATAAATACCTCAAAGTAAGCAGTAGTCAGATCAGCCATAGCTTTCTCAAAACTAGTAACTATGGCATCCATACTCCTATCCCACAAATCATTTAACTTTGTAATCTCTCCACTGAAAACATCAGTAAAGACAGTTGAAAATTCATCAGTGAGATACTCAGCAAGAGTTTTGAGTTTAGTCAAAGCATTCTCAACAGGCCCATCAAGACCTAATTTCATTTTACTTAAATCATCTACAAAGTCTTTAATGGCAGGAAATATTACAGGGTCAAATTTAAAGAGTTCCGTCATTTCATCTATAAACGCCATCAATCCTTTACCTACATCAGTAGCGCCATAAAAATCAATGATATTCTTTTTCATTTTAGCAAAAACATCTTTTATGTTGCCCCAACTTTCTGCTAAAGCTTTTTCATTCGCAGTGATCTGGTCTTGGTAGCCTTTAAAGAAAGCATTAGCTGCGTCTTCTCCTTGACCTGAAAAATCTGAAAAGTCATTTTTAAGCATAGTTTTAAGATGTACTTTATATGTACTATCTTTGAGCTTTGCCCACATTTCTTGAATGTTATGAACAATCGCTCTAATATTATACTCAAACACATACAATGCTTTTTCAATAGGTTTAACTGATACCTTATAAGCAGCCCATAAACCAGCAATCACTCCTGACAGAGCACTAAAAGCAACAGTCAAAGCAACTACCAATACAACAATTGCAGCAAATATACCAATTAGTGGAGCAAACGAAACAACAATTAGTTTACCAAACACCCAAATAGCTGATGTAATAAATATTGTCCAAAGTTTGAGAACTAAAGCTACAATAAAAGTAAATACAGTTTTTAATACCATAGATGCAATAACAAGTTTTAACACAACACCCAAGATACCTTGAATTGGACTTATAAGATATGCAAGGAAGTCAAATATAACCTTTGAAACTTTTGCAATAGACCATAAGC